CTGTCCCCAGCACTGATACAGCTTGCAGCGGAGGTGCCGTGCATTTGCCCCTGCACGGACCGCGCTGGGTGCGGCTGTCTTGGGGGCGGGAGAGATAGCGGGGCGCGATCCCTGAGCGTGTAGCTGTTGGGTGTGGATCGGCCCCGCAATGCAAAAAGCCCCAGCAGTTGCCCGCTGAGGCCTTGGAAATTTTGGACGCACTTGTCCAACGGGGCGAAATCTATCACAACAAACCCGCCACTGCAAGCCTATCTGCAAAAAATGTTCTGGCCTTCTCCAGCAGCTGCGATCGAGCCTCACGGTCAGCGGGAAGGCGTGGGCTGGTCCAGACCTGAGCACCAGTGGCCAGGTTGCGGGCCTGGATGTGCAGGGCCGTGCGGTATGGCTGATCCACCTGATCCAGTACAGCATCCACAGCCTCACACAAACACGCATCGATGTAGGCATCCAGGCCGCCGTTTGCATCGTCGTACTGACGGGATGCCCGGGCTTGCCGACAGGCTGCAGTCTGCGATGGGTAGCCGGCTGCGAATGTGCCCTGAGACGCCCACCAATGCCACATAGACAACAGGCTGTTGATGCGCTCGGCGTTTGCGCGTGCTTGGTCAAGGTCTGTCATGTTCATAGGCTGGTCAGTGGTCGTTGACAGATTGCGGGGTGACTTCGTGGCGGTGGATTTGGTCGGCAAACCAGTTGCTGTCGATCAGGCCGATGGCCTTGGCGCTGGGGGTCAGGTCGAACCGGGGCTCCAGGGCCAACTCAACCGCGCGGTCCAGGGCCAGGGCGTACTTGGATTGCCAGCGATAGCCCTCCAGGCACAGTTGCTGGATCGTGCGCAGGGCGCCATGCAGTTGTTTGGCCCAGGCCGGCATCTGCTCGCCGTACACCTGAGCGGCGGCTTCGCATGGGTAGCCAATGACCACGGCCAGCCGGGCAAGCAACTCGGTGGCGTCCTGTCCTTGCTCGGCTTCGAGGATCATCAGGCGCACGGTCAGGGACTCGCTGGCGTAGTTGGCCTCCATGCGCTTGACGTTGGCACGCTGGATAGCGGCCTCCACGGGGTTGCTTTTCTTCCAGCGGCTCATGCGCGCTTTTTCCCGCTGTCGTTCGCAGCAAGGCTGGAAAACATGCCGGCGAAGGGGTTGGTGTAGTCTTTCCAGGCGGTGCCGCGCTTGATGTTGTTCACCAAACTCTTGTCTACGCCATAGCGTGCGGCCAGCACCGGGCCGCTCTCACTGCTGGCGCGAATCTCTGCAGCCTGCTCAACAGTCAATTTGCCTTTGGCGCGCTTGGCCGCGGCAATCTTTGCCGACCTCTGAGGCGTTGACCATGCCCCGGCCTTCCCCGCCTTTTTCCCAATCGCTTTGATGGTGCTGGGCTTGCAGTGGTCGGGGTTGACGCACAACTTTTCATCGCAGGTGGTTTCAACCGGCTGGCGGGGTGCCAACTCATGTCCGGCAAGCTGGGCGGCAATGCGGCGGGCATACAAACAGCCGCAGCCGCGTATCTTCATGATCGGATACCCGCCACAACTTGTTGATTGGCTCCAAATCCAGCAATCGCCCACCTCGTCGGACCGGTTCAGTAGGTCTTGAGGGGTCAGTTCTTCAAATTTCATGTCTTGCTCACAATCTTCTTGGTCAACTCCAGCAGTTCGGACTCGGTGCCGTAGCGGGCCTCGAACTGCGCCTTCCAGGGGTGGCGGCTGATAAGGCCCATGGGCTGGCCGTTTTGGTGGTGGCCGGGATCGCAGAGGCAGATCGTGTGCATGTGCCCGATGCGGTGGCCACCGCGCAGGATGTGGTGCACCGCGCCGGTCACGCGCTCGCGGCCTTCAATCGAGCAGGCGATGCAGCCCAGGTCGGTGATGGCATCCATCCAGGTCTGCTCGGCCACTGTTGGGTTGCGCTTGCCTTTGCGTGCCTTCACTTCCTTGGGGATGGCCACGGCCGGCACGTCGCACCGCTCCATCACCGCGCGGCTAGTGGCCTTGTGCACCACGGGCGCGAACACCTTGCGCGACTCGTCCAGGGCCTGCAGCACGGGCATGTCGCGGCGGCGCGGCCAGGCGGTGCGCTTCATTGGTTGGCTGCGTTTCATGCCGCCTCCAAGTCGTAGAAGGTCACACCCAACTCGCTCGCGGCGTATGCCTCCACCTGGGCGCAGAAGTCGGAGAACTCCGTGGTGCTCAAGCCTGTGCTGGACTTACCCACCACGGAGCCGTCAGGCAGTTCGATCACGCCGATGAACTTGCGCTTGAACAGCTCATGCCATGTCTCGGCGCCATACAACTTGCCGTTGACAGTAGCTTGCTCTGCCACCTGGGCCAGCACCCCTCGACCCCAATACCGCTTGTTCTGCGGCGGCGTGCGCTTGCGGCGGCTGATGGTCAAAACCCACCGGCCGCCACCCTGCAGCACAGCCTTGAGGAACGGGAACACCTGCTGCTGGATCACGGCCCAGGCTTGGGTGCGGTTATGCAGTTCGACGGTCAGGGTTTCGCTCATGGCCACCCCAACCATTTCTCGCGGATCGCGTTTGCGGCATCCATCAAGGTGCCTTCCCGGTACTTGCCGCCCGTGGTGTGGATGAAGGCTTGCCACTGCTCACGGTTGCGGCGGTACAGCAGCATCGGCTCCGCGCCCACTCGGTCGGCCTGCTCACATGCTTGGCGCCACCAGGCGGGGCGGCTCAGGCGCTCTTGTCGCTTGACCTCGACGGCAAAGCCCTTGATACCCAGGCAGTCGGCCCCGCCCTCGCGGGTTTGGGTCAGGTTGCGGGTCAGCATCAGGCCAAGCTCTGCGCCCAGCAGGCGCAACACCTCGCGTTCGGCGGCTGCGCCTTTGTTGCGGCTTTTGGCGCTCACAACCCCACCCCCTTCAGCCAAGCATCACGCGCTGCGGCCTGAGCTGGCGTCACCGGCTTGTTCTGCTTGCAGTCGTGGTGTGCGGGGTAGAACACGGCTCGGCTCACCTGCAAGTTGCAGTTCGCCAGGCCAGCACGCGCCATCGTTGGGGAGTTCTTCATGTTCCAGTTCATGCAGTGGCGGCAGGTCACAGGCCAACCCCATCGCCCAAAATCCACAGCGCCCGGTTGATGGATTCGCCCAGCACCGGCACGCCAGCACGCACGGCGTCGAGGATGTGGTGCGCCCACAGTTGCTGCTCGGTGCAGTGGTCACGCATGGGCCACCTCCAAACCAAGGGCTTCGCGGGCAAACCGCAAGCTGATCGGGCGCACCATCTGGCCGGCGTCGTGATTGGCCACGATGCGCCGCGCCCATGCCTTGTGGTCAAACGGGCCATCGGCTTTTTTCAGGATCGGCGCCAGGCGGCGCAACTCAGCGGCCACGCGCTCAGGGTTTGCAGCCGGCTCAGGCAGTGCCGGGCGGTCAGGCTTGGGCGCCTTGCGCGCCAGGTCGCGGAACTGCAGCACGGTCGGCGCACGGTCGGGCGGCAGGTTGCTCAGGGCATGGGCGATGGCCTCGGGCCAGTTCTCAAACCCGGACAGCTCATGCCCCCAATCGGTCTTCACGTCGGACAGCTCCAGGCCCTCCCAACGGTTGATGAAGTCGCGGCCGTAGACCAGCGCCATCTTGGAAAAAATCTTGTCCACCCAGGGCAATGGCAGGCTCATTTCAGCAGCTCCACAGTGCGCGCCGTCACGTCGATGGCGTTGAAAAAATCGGTTGCGTTTTCGGCCGGCTGGCCGGGTGCTTTGCGGGCAAAGTCGGGGGCGACTTCGGCCATGCGCTCGCGCATCGAGCGCTGGTAGGCGGTTTCGGCGGCAGGCAGCGTGCCCTGGTGCAGTTGGCTCGCCATCGTTGCGGCGGCTTTGCGGCTGTTCTCGACCACGGTTAGGGCGTAGCTGAAGCCGGCCTTGGCACTCAATGCCTTGCGGGCGGCATCGACAAATTCTTCGACGGTGGCGCCGGCTTGCACCAGGGCGCGCAGCTTGGGGTTGCCGGGCGAGGTGTCGGACAGGCCCACGGCCTTCATGGCGAGACAGGCAGCGCCGAAACGACTTGGGCCTTCCGTCTCCATCGGGGGATAGAGATAACCTTGTTCTTTAGATACTTCTTCTCTACTCTCCTCTTCTCTATCGTGACATTGCGTGACATCCGCGTGACATGCCGTGACCTCTTGTGAAACTGTTGGTGTCACGGTCGTTGCCAACTCGGCGGCAAGACGCAATTCATGCTCACGCTCGCGCTGGCGACGCTTGCGTTCTGCTGCGGACTCGTCTTCCTTTTTGGGCTGGCGCTTTTCCCAGGATGTGACCCGGTTGTCATCCACAAGGCCGCGTGCATCCATGTGCTCAAGGATCAACGCCGTCCGCCCGTCTTCCAGGCCAAACAGGCAGTCCACCGCCTCGCAATCCACTTCGCCAAAGCTGCCGCGTTCGTTTGATGCGCTGGCTGTCTCAAGCAAAAATGCCCACACAGCAAGCACATCCGGCAGGCGCACGCCGGCCTTGCGTGCGACAAGCTGAAACTTGGGGTCGGTCACGCTACCGTGGTGCCAGCGGAACCAGTCAATGCCACCGGCCATCAGACCCCCCTTTGTGCTGCCACCGGCTCAAGATGGCCGACAGCGCAAAAATCATCCAGGGCCTGATACAGCGCAATGTCATGCTCGTGCTCGGGGCCGAACGTGTCACAAATCAGCTCAACCACTTGGTCCACAGTTTTGCAGTCAGTGATGTAGAGCAGGTGTGCCATAGACTGCTTGAGCGCCAAGATCAGCGACGTGGTGTTGTGCTGCGGCTTTTCAGGAGCTGCTGCAGGCTTTTGCTCGCAGCGCGCCGACACTTTCTCGCCAGCCTGAGCACGCTCGATCAAAGGCGCGCGAACTTCTGGCGGCATGGCCTTCAAAGCATCCAGCTCCACACCTTTGTCCAGGCTGGTGCCCGCCACCTTGTCCAGATCGTCGCCAAGGGCTTCGGCGCGGGCGATGTGGCGGTTGATGGTTCGCTTGTCTTCGCCGGTCAGCGCTGCAGTCTCGGCTGCAAACGCTTTCTCTTGGGCTGGCGGCTGCTTGTAGCCGATGACTGATTCAGGTGGGGCAACTTGTCCCACCTGAATTTGGGTTTTCATCACCGGGTGCAGCGCCTCCCAAATCTCCTTGCGGCGCTTGACGGCTTTGCTGCGCTGGGCTGCGGTCAACTCCGAACGGCACAGGTTTTCGTCAATCTCGATCAGCTCGGCCTGCAGGTGCTCGCCCACCTCGATCACGATGGCGTCAATCTCGGCCCAGCCAAGCGCACGACAGGCTGCAACACGGTGGTGCCCGGCCACGATCTGGAAACCCTGCGCGGCCAGGCCGCCGCTCATGATGGCGCGCGGCTTGACCGTGATGGGCTGGATCAATCCAACGTCCTTGATGCTGGCGGCCAACTTGTCCACATCCGCCGTGATAAGCGGGCGCGGCTGGTCGCTGGCCACCAACTTGGACAAATCCACGCGCTGGTGCTTCATGCCGGGCGTCCTTTCGCCAAGGGCGTGCCCCACACGGTGATGGGCGAACCGTCGATGCACTTGATGATCTTGAGGTCGCGGCCTTCACAAAAGGCGTTCCATGCAAGCGACGGCTGCTGCACCCGCTGGCGGATGCTGCCGTTGTTGAGCACACGGGTCAGCAGATCGTTGATAAGTGTTGCGCGAGGGTCGTTCTTGCGCAGGCCATCGTTCTCGGCCACGCCGCCCCAGAACTCGACCGCACGGGCCGGCTGGTGACGCATCGTGTAGAGGGCCACAGCAAGCACGCCAGGCAAGCGCAACTGCAACAGCAGGTTCTTCCTGGCTGGTTTGATGACCTTCTCGTATGCCCTCGCCTCGGCCGCCCACTCCTGCAGCGCCACCAGTTTGTTGTGCTGCAGGAACATATCAGGGCGCTTCTGGATGTTGGCGCTCCCCGTCAGCGGCTCCAGGTCGTTCAGCAGCAGCGGCGCGGCCTGATAAACAGCGCGGGCCATGCGGTCGCTCAGGCCGCACTCCTCTGCAGCACCCACGGCGTCCAGCACCTGCTTGTCGGTGCGAACCGACTTGCGCATGTCAAAGCCGGCGTAAAAGTGGCGGGCCTCCTTTTCACTGTCCATCGGAACAATGCGAATGGTCGCGGCCACCGGAGCATCGCTTTGGCTGATGGCGGTCAGACGGTGTTGGCCGTCAACAACCCAGAGTCGGCCGTCAGGCAGTAACACCAACGTGATGGCGTGGCCTTCTTCCCATTCACCAGTGATGATGGCGTGCCGGTGCCCATACACCCGGCCGGTGTCGATCTTGCGCTGCTCGGGGAAGTTCAGCTCGTTGAGGATGCGCTCTGCAATGCCGGGCGCGAGGTGCACCACGCCGTTCTTGCTGCGCGCCACCATCGAACGCAACACGTTCGCGGTGGTGTCCACTGCGTGCGGCAGCGGCTTGCCGTTTTCTTGGCGATCAAATAAACTCTTGAGCATTTGCTTGTTCTCCATCTCAGAAGCCCGGTTGCCGCCGGGCTTTTTTGTGGCCGAAAGAAGGCGCGGCCACATCGCCCAAACTCACTTGCGCTTGTGGGCCTTCGGGATGTCCTGGATGCGCGACACGCAAGCGCTGCCGTCCAGTGCCACCGTGGTGCGGTTCTTCGGCACGCGCAGAGCCCGCTGGGCCTTCTCGGACAGGCCGGGCATGGGGGCAAAGGCTTGGCAGGTTTCGGTGCTTGTTTCGACGTTCAGGCGCTTGGCCTTGGACTTCTCTGCGCCGGTATCGAAACCGCTGGGGCGGGCCAGCGAAATGTCGAATGCGTTGTTGGTGGACTTCGGGGTCTTGTCGGGCCAGTAGCTCATTGGTTGCTGCCCTCATCTGCCCGATTCGCCCCGTTGCCTGCGTCGGCTTCTGCGGCCATCATTCCGTACATGGAACGACGCACCAGCACCCTCACCAGCTCACCGGGTTTGCGGTCGTCGAGCATTTCAGGCCTCCGCTTTGGTGATGGCCGGGGCGTCCTTGCGGGTCAAGCCAAGCTGTTTGGCGTAGCGTTTACGAGCAATCGCAGCAATGACGCGATCAGCGATTCGGTCTGGAAGAACGTCCGGCCACTTCTCCACGGCCTGGTAGGAGATGCCGATTTCCTTGGCGGCTGTGGAGATGGCTCCACCAAGAAGTTCAATGGCTTTGGTCTTAAGCATGCCGTAGTTTAACCACGGTTCAACACTTTATGCAACCTCGGTTCTTGAATTTTTCACCACAATCACCGACCATGGTTGATGACTACTGGACGCGGCTAAAAGCTGAGATGGACAAGGCTGGGCTTGATATAACCAAGTTGGCCGATTTGCTTGGCGTCACATACCAAGCTGTGAATAAAGTGAAGAACGGCGGAGCGTTCGGGTCAAAAAACAACCTCGGTTAAATATTTTGTTGAACTTTGCTTTTAACTGTGGTTCAATAACACCCATGCCGCGAAACAAAGCGGAGCAGCAGCAGATCGGTGCAGCGCCCCGGCTCCTTAACAACCATTTCCCTGCGGTTCGCTACCAAGACGACAGCAGGCGCTACCCGGCGTGAGAGGGTTTACCGGTGGTGGATGTTGATCCACCGATGCCCGCACCAGGACGGGACGCATCTAGGCCGGCAGGGTTGCTGGCTAGTGGATGCGCAAGACAGGCCGGAGCCGCCAACAGGGCGGGAGATGCCGGCAAGAGAACAAACCATAGGACAAACATGAACTCATTTCTTTTTTCTCTCAATCAGTCCGTGAAGCTCAAAGTCAGCGGCGAAGCTGGATACATCAGGGCGAGAAGCGATGGCCTAGACCGTCCCAACACTTACATGGTGACGTACTGCAATGCGCAAGGCGTGGCAGCAGAGACCTGGTGGAATGAAGACCAACTAGCCGCCAATTGAACCAGGGCGCCCCGTCAAAGGGGCGCAGACCAAAGCATCTAGTCGGGTGCTTTGCTTTGTCGAGCGGTTGCGACTTGGGGCCATTCATCAACCCCACTACAGAAAGGATGCGGTCGCAATGTCTCTGCCTGGCAGCCGAGACACCCAGCCCCAAGCCTCAACCGTTTGACTCCAGTTGCCCCGCGCAACTGTTCGCCCGCCACTTGCAGAAGTGAGCGGGTTTTTTCTTTCCCAAAGGAGATGGCCATGAACCACATACACCCGACCATGGCGCCGTTTGTGGCGTCGATTGCACCCAAGCGCAGCGTGCCCAAGCTGCCCAGCTTTGAGGCCGTCATTGGCGAAAACATCGCCATCACCGTCACCTACGAGCACACGCCTGCTGAGGCTGCTGTGTACGACGTGAACAGCCCGGTGTGTGGCCCTGGCTGTGACGCCGAGGTCGAAGTCATCGAGGTGCTGCTGGACGGCGAGGACGTGCGCGATCTGCTGGCGCAGCACGTCATTGATGACCTGGAAGAAAAAGCGTTGCAGCGGGTGGCGGCATGAGCAAGACCATCCAGATCAAGCACCGCTTTACCGAAGCCGTGTTGTTTGAATGCGATGCGCCTGACGGCCTCGACAGCGGAATGCAGCAGCGCCACGCGCTGGAAAAGGCCGTAAGCGCACGGGCCTACCTGCGCGGGGCCAACCTGCGCGGGGCCGACCTGTACGGGGCCAACCTGGGCGGGGCCGACCTGGGCGGGGCCAACCTGCGCGGGGCCGACCTGTACGGGGCCAACCTGGGCGGGGCCGACCTGGGCGGGGCCGACCTGTACGGGGCCGACCTGCGCGGGGCCAACCTGGACGGGGCCAACCTGCGCGATAAAAAGCTCATTGGCGAACGGCCAGTCATGATGATTGGCCCCATCGGTTCGCGTGCCGACT